AGGAGATTTAAACAAGCCTATGCAGATTCAAGAGATTCAATTGAACGATGCACTGGCATACCAGCAGGAGTTACCGTATGAGCTTAAAGGAAACCAAGGAATCTTACTCGAACTACTCAGCGAAAACGCTATTAGTAGTGGTTTTTGGGATATTAGCGCCACTAGGTGGGACAGTCTACGTAGGCATAACGACTTACAACCGAGTTATAGCGGCGACTGAAGCTATTGAGGCTAACAAGCCTTATGACGATGCAGAACTACGAGCAGAAGTAAATGCGTTAAAGGTTCAATTATCTGCACAACAAGCATCAGTCAATGTAGTTAAAGACTCAATGGTGACTACATCTAATCAGCTTGTATCTATGCAAGAGAAGGTATCTAACGCTATTGGCACTGCCAATGAAGCTAAAGCCATTACTAACGGCAACGTGCGTGAAACGGCAGCGTCTTTGATGGGTGTGCGCGAAGAGATGAAAGCCACACGCGAAGGCATTGAATCACAACTTAAAGCACTTAAACGTGCCACTTCTAACCCACTAGGAAATTAATTATGTTATCTATTATCTCAGGTTTATTAGGTATCGGGTCTTCTGCCCTACCAAGTATCTTAGGCTTCTTCCAACAAAAGGGAGACCAAAAGCACGAGATGGCTATGGCTAGACTACAGACAGAGCGTGAGGCCGCTATGGCCGCTGCTGGCTTTGCATCACAAGAAAAGATTGAAGCTATTAAGCTAGACGAGATTGAAGTGCAGACCTATGCGCAAGAACGCGAGGCTTTGTACACGCATGACATGAAGATGATGGATAATGCTTCACAAGGCACAGTAGATTTAAATGCTAAGGTACGTCCTATAATAGCCTTTACGTTTGTGGGCTTGCTTGTAATAGTAGACCTTGTTGGTCTTGGTTGGGCAATATATACTGGTGTAGAGTTCGGCACTGCTATGAGCTTAGTATTTTCTGATGATGAAATGGCAATTGTAAGTAGCATAATCGGCTTCTACTTTGGTTCTCGTCAATGGGAAAAACACCGTGAAGGCAAGTAAAGAACTATTTAAAATGCTTAAGCACCACGAGGGCGTTAGGTACAAACCGTATCAATGCCCTGCAAAACTTTGGACGATAGGGGTTGGAAGCGTGTTGTATCCAGAGCAAGCAAAGATACCGTCAAGTATAGATGGTATGGAAAGGCGCAAGGCGTGGCCTGTTAAACCAGAAGACAATCGTAGATGGAGTGAGGAAGAAGTTGACAAGTTATTGGCTAAGGATGTCGCACGATTTGAACGAGGGCTTGCCCGTTATTTACCTATACGACTTTCACAGAATGAATACGATGCTATTCTTAGCTTCTGCTTTAATCTTGGTCTTGGTACATTTCAGCGGTCAACCCTCCGTCAAGCGCTTTTGCGCGGGGATAAAGCAGGTGCTATTCAAAGCCTTCTCAAGTATAATAAAGCCGGTGGTAAGGTCCTCAAAGGGCTAGATAATCGCCGCAAAGACGAAGCAGCACTGTTTAGGAAAGAATAACATGCCACTAAAAAAGCTACTATTTAAACCCGGAGTAAATCGAGAAAATACACGGTATACCTCTGAAAATGGGTGGTACGAGTGCGACAAGATTCGGTTTCGTCAAGGCACCCCTGAAAAAATAGGTGGCTGGGTTAAGTACACAACAGAAGCGTACCTTGGGGTATGCCGTGCATTATTTGCGTGGGTTACATTAGACAGTAAAAAGCTTCTAGCCATAGGTACAAACTTAAAATATTACATAGGCTTTACTAACGCTATATATGATATAACCCCCCTACGTGGCTCCGCAACGCTAACAAATCCGTTTGGTACTACAAATACTTCCCCCATAGTTTTAGTTACTGATGTTGCCCATGGGTGCATTACTGGAGACTATGTTACTTTTAGTGGGGCCAGTACTGTAGGTGGACTAGATTTAAATAATGAATATGTAGTAACCGTCGTTACAGGGGATACCTATACTATTACTGCGTCTTCTCCAGCAAACGCTACGGCAACGGGCGGGGGTGGAGCTGTTCTGGCTGAGTATCAAATTAATGTTGGTTTAGCGGTACAACAACCTTTTTACGGCTGGGGGTCTGGGTATTGGGGTTTTGGCCCATGGGGTACTGGTGCCGGCACAGTTCAAGAAATTCGTACGTGGTCTCAGTTTAACTTTGGGGAAAACTTAATATTTGGCCCTAGATATGGTGGTATATATATTTGGTATGGGGCGGATGCAAGTGTAGGGTTTATGGACAGGGGTATCTTAATTAGTTCTATACTTGGTGCAAGTGATGTCCCTACTACTCAACATTATATAACAGTATCAGATGTATCTAGGTTTATATTTGCTTTCGGGTGCAATGATTACGGTAGTGCAACAGCAGACCCTATGCTTATTCGCTGGTCTGACCAAGAGGACTATTTAAACTGGACTCCAGCACCAACAAACCAAGCAGGTAGCTTACGCCTATCTCACGGGTCCGAAATAAGTACCATATTACAAGTTCGTCAAGAGATTCTTGTTTGGACAGATAGCTCACTTTATTCATTGCAGTACGTAGGGGCTCCGATAGTTTGGGGGTCAACATTACTTGCAGACAATATATCATGTATAAGCCCTAACGGCGTCGCATACGCTAATGGTATAGCCTTCTGGATGGGTACAGATAAGTTCTATAGATACGATGGTAAAGCAGATACACTACCCTGCGACTTACGTCAATATGTGTTTAGTGATATTAATACTGACCAGCCGTACCAAGTGTTTGCAGGTACTAACGAGGGATTTAATGAAGTTTGGTGGTTCTACCCATCAGCAGATTCGGACTCAGTGAACAAGTATGTAGTATATAACTACGTAGAAAATGTATGGTATTACGGCACTATGAACCGCACTGCTTGGTTAGATACAGGCATATACGCAAAACCAGTAGCTGCCGATTCAGATACAGACTTAATTGTATATCACGAGTCTGGGGTAGATAATAACTCCGGGATAAACCCAGAACCTATAGAAGCGTACATATCATCTGCAGAATTTGATATTGACGATGGGGACCACTTTGGGTTTGTATACCGTATCGTGCCAGACGTTACATTCCGTGGGTCTACAGCAGATAGCCCTAACGCCGAGATGACTTTAATACCTATGAAGAACTCAGGTTCAGGGTTTAGTACATCAGTTGGTGGGGCAGACCAAGCGACTATTACTCGTACAGCAGTGGTGCCTATAGAACAGTTTACTGGTCAGATATATGTTCGTGTTCGTGGTCGTCAGATGATATTAAAAATGGCTTCTACTGGGTTAGGTACAACGTGGCAACTTGGAGCGCCCCGAATTGACATTAGGCAAGATGGGAGGCGGTAGATAATGGCTACGGGAACAACTAAAGCACCTAACTTACCAGCGGCTCCATTGGAGTATAACCGACAGTATCAGGACCAGCTTAACAACGTGTTACGTCTATACTTTTCACAATTAGATAGCCCGAGCTTATCTGCAATGGCTGGGATTTTATTAAGTATAGACCGGTTACCCACAGAAGCAGACGAGCCTAACCTTAGAGTAGGCACTGTGTACCAAGATACATCAGCAGGAAATGTTTTGAAAGTCAAGGTCTAACTTGGTATACTATAAGTCCCTGCAGTATTTTTGGTAGAACACATATGAAAATTGTAGATAGCAACAAGAAAATTATACCGGGCCCTGAGCTTATTGCTATGGACATATATAATTCTAGCGAAGAAGAACTCGGTGACATAGACCCTCAAGTTGCGCTTATTGCTATAGCCAAAGAATTAACGATGGACGACGTAGAAGCTAAGCAATTTGGGAATACCGTGTTTGTTGGACATTATACTGAAGACAAAACAGGGATAATTACCACTCGTGCTCTTAACCTAGACACAGCTAGAAACTTTATAAACAACGTAGAAAAGTACTTTAAATACTTGTTAGACGAGGGCGTAGATAAAATGTATTGTGACTTTTATGGTTCTCAGTTAACGCATATGTTTAAAATAATTTCAAAACGCCCTTTTGCTAAAGACATGAGATTCAACTACTTTAAATTAGACGATGATACTAATGCGGTAGAAGTAATACTAGACCCATCAAAAAACCCTGAGCCTGAGACCATTCAACCCCTATTAAGTGGCGTAGAGGATATGCAAGATGAACCATTATAACCCTCTTGTACATGGCAGCCGTTCATCATGGGCCGTGCAACATCACCACCATAAGAAAAAATGGGTTAAAAAAGCGGCTAAAATTGTTTCGTCCCCAGTTAAATGGGCGGCTAAAGCAATTGTTAAAGTAGTAGATACCGTAGGGAACACTATTAAAGGCGCACTTAAAGACCCCCTAGGTACTCTCGCGCAAATAGCCGCTATTGCTACACAACAGTATTGGGCCCTTCCGCTTATTGCAGGGGCTACTACAGCTGCTCATGGGGGCAGCATAGGTGATGTGTTTAAAGCCGTAGCTGTATCTTACGTTGCAGGAAAAGTAGCTCCCGCGGTAAATGAAGGGGTTAATAACGCCCTAGGGGAATCTTTAGGTAAAACAACTGCTAATATTATAGCTAGGGGGGCTACAAGTGCATCAATTGCAGTAATCACAGGGCGAGACCCTCTAGATGCATTTCTTATGGGTGGCGTAAGCGCTGGGGTAGGAGAAGTCTTAAACAAGGTACAAGAAAATACTGAAGGAGGGTTTAATAAACTACCCCCTTCAAGTCAAGCAGTGATTAAAAGTGCAGTAGAAGCCCAATTAGCAGGGGGTAACGTAACAGCAACAGTAATTAATACGGCCTTACGAACTAGTGAATACGTAACAAAGGCATTAAATGACCTAGGAATTTCAGGGGCAGACTCTAGTTTGTCAGCTGCAAACCAAGCTATATTGGCTGACGTACTATACAACACCGCTGCCGCTGCAATGACTGGCACCACTGCGTCTAATGTAGTTAACAAGGCTTTAATGCGGGCAGGGTCCAAAGCACTAGGGTCAATGGCAGATGAACAATTTAACAAAGTTACTGGTAGAGTTACTGAAGTTTATAACTCAATGACAGGCCAGATAGACTTAATTCAAACAAATGAAGCGAGTCAAAAAGCTATACTAGATAAGTATAACGGGGTTAAAACTAAATTAGATGGTGAACTAGCAGGATTAGATAAATTAAAAACAGACGCACAAACTAAAATTGACAAGTTTAATGCCGATTTAACTAATGAAACGAACTACAAAGCTGCTAATGCAGCTATAAAAGCATATGACGATGCAGCTGCTAAAATTAATACCGACTACACTAATATATACAAACCGCAAATTGATACTTACGGTGCCCAACTAGACGCACTGGGTAAAACCCATGTAGATTTAACTACGACATTCGACGACTTAAATACTAAGTTTGCAGATGCTTCTAATAACCTAGAGTTAGCAGTAGACAAGACCGCGGTAGTTGTAAACAAAACCGTTGCGGAAACTATGGACCCTAGCTTTAATGCTGCTGAGTATAAACAAATTAATGGTCTAGATGATACGGTAGACGCGTATAACCACTGGTTAACTAAAGGTAAAAATGAAGGGTTGTATACAAATGCCAAAGCCGCATCGGCCGAATTAGACGCACAAAAAGTAAGGATAATTAATGAAATAGCAAAAACTAACAGCCTTACCATGGACCAGATATCAAAAAAAGATATTAAATCTTTGTCTGACTCAATTACACAGCGATATGGTAATAACATTTCATCAATTAAAAATGCCACTGGCGCAGATGTAGTAGGTAACACACCAATAAATATTATATTATCTGAATCGGCTAAAAATGGGTATGCTAGAAATGCTTCCGGGCCCGCATATGGGGAATGGAATAAACCTAGTAATAGTACTTATACTCCACCAGAAGGAATGCAGCTTGCTACGCAATCCGAAATTATACAAGATAAAGCATACACAGCATTAGATAATAATGGAAATACTGTATGGCTTACTGCCGACCCTAAGAGTGACGTTAAACAATGGAATAACGCATCGGGGGACTATTTATCCCTATCTGTAAATTGGAAAGACACTTTACCACCTAGTTCAATTGCGTTGTCCGAAACACCTGCAGTAGATAGAGCCCTAACATTATCTTCTTTTGATGAAGCAGCTATTAACAATGTAACAGATAAGGCAGCTATCGGGGCGGCTAAAAGTTTAGTTAATAAGGCTAAAGAAACAAACGACTACAGTAGTATTACAAACGACACGTTAAATGCCGCAACCAAAGCAGAAGTGGTTAAAAAAGATATAACTTCTATTGTTGATTTTATGTCATCTAATGGGGTTGATGTTGCTGGGCCCAATACCGCTTTATTCGGTGGTACTACTGGTGCAGGTGCTGCAATACCTACGGCATTTAAATATGGGGCTGTAAGTATTGGCGGTACAGTCTATTTAAAAGATTTAACTAACGACCGTGTGTATTCTATATTAACTGTGGGGGACTCTACTGTACTCCGTGATGCCGAAACCAATGTTGAAGTTACACTAACTCCAGAACAGGCCAAAGTAATAAAGGCCAACACTGCAGGGGCTACAGCAGGTAGTTTAGATACTGCATTAGGTGGGTCTGATGCGGCCAAATTAGCTGCAGGGCTATCAAAAGCTACAGGTAAACCAATAGCAGAAGCCACACAAATAATTAACGACCAAATTAATGCCGGGTCTATGACAAGGGAAGAAGCTAAAGCCGTACTATCTGCAGCTGGGTTTGCAAATCCAACAGATGCGGAAGCGGACCAATTTGTTACTTTTAGAACTTCAGAAGCAGATGCAAAAGCTAAAGCCGAATCATGGGCAGACCCACAAGTATCTTCAAACGAAGAAGTTAAAGACTTCTTTAAAGAGTTAGGGTATAACCCAACAGATGCAGAAGTAACCAAATTTGTAGGTAAGATTGCAGAAAATAAAGCCAAGACTGATGTTGGGGCTTACACAGACCCACTAATGGTGGATTCTACAGAGGTAAAAGAAGCATTTAAAGCGATGGGTATTAAGTATCCAGACCCTCAAGATGTACTTAAGTTTGTAGGTACTTACAATGAGTCATTAATGCAAAGTAAGATAGACCCCAACAAACAAGACATTCAGTTCCGGTCCTTACAGTATCAACTAGACCAAATTATGACTGGCGGCACTGCACCTGCATTAAATGAAACAGAGCAACGAATTAAAGACCAAATGACAGCTAACGAAGCTGCTGGGATGACACGGGACCAAGCCTTATCTGAAGCAGTAAGTAAAGTAGCCGCTGATTTAGGCACTTCTAAAAATGATTTATTATCCGCGTTAAACACTTCGGAATCAAAACTAACTACTAAAATAACCGCCGCAGTTTCAGAATTAGAGCAGCGAATCAAAGAACAAATGGCAGCTAATGAAAAAGCTGGCATGTCTAGAGATGAAGCCCTAAGCAAAGCCGTAGAATCAGTGGCATCTGATTTAGGTACAACTAAAGCTGACTTATTAACTAGTATTGGTGCAACCGAAGCTAATCTTAATGCAAAAATAGAGGCTTCTACAAGTGCAACTACTGCAAAAATAGATGCCGTACAAAAAGCAATTGCTGACCAAATGGCAGCTAATGAAAAAGCTGGCATGTCTAGAGATGAAGCCCTAAGCAAAGCCGTAGAAACGGTATCTGCAGATTTAGGCACTACAAAAGCAGAATTGACTTCAGCTATAGGGGTCAGATATACAGGTCCAACCGCTGCAGATGCCACAGCAATTAGTAATATTATTGCATCAGGAACAGGTGGCACAGGTGCACAAGACTTAAAATACGATTATAATGGTGACGGTAAGGTTGACAATTCCGATTTATCTGCTATACAAGGTTATTTAGGCGGAACTGGAACTGGAACTGGAACTGGAACTGGAACTGGAACTGGAACTGGAACTGGAACTGGAACTGGAACTGGAACCGGTACAGGCGCTGGTGGAACTGGATTTAAACCCGGTGCAGGAACTATATGGGATGCACCAACGGGTGTTTATGGAACGGTTGCTGCAGAGGCAGAAAAAACAAGGCTAGCTAATTCAGCTTCGGCATCGGCTTTAGCCGCACAGGCCACACGTAACCAACAGACAACTAATACAGGCCAACTATTAAATTGGCTAGGGCAAGCAGAAGATGCAGGTGGGCAAAAAGTAACTGTAAATCAGTCACCACTAACGCAAATTAATAATGTGTACGACTGGAGTAGTATTTTCGGTACACCGCAACAACAAAAAATGTTTGTATCACCCTACGCCAAAGGTGGTTCAGTTGAAGATTTAATGAAGATTATGAAGGGGTAATATATGCCGTATGATTATGACAGTGAGGGTAACGCAACATGGACTCCAGATGAAGGAGTGGATTACGCACCTGAAATAGACCCGTATGGAACATCTGCAGGTAATACATACTACCCAGACTATACTACATATGATACCTCAGTAACAGAAATACCCAATAATGCTACAAATGAAAATGACCCCGGTTGGGGTTGGAAGTACTTTTCTGATGGTACTGTAATATCCCCAACAAACCAATACTATACTACCAACCAAGATACGGGTAAAACAGCTTTAGTTTATGACCCAACCAATTTTTCTAACGGTATATATGGTTCTTTACTTAGCACTTTAGGTACTAACGCAGCTAATGCGGTTAAAGCTATGTTTACGGATAAGAATGGTAATGTTAGTTGGGGTAACGTAGCCGCAGCGGCTGGGGCAATACTTGGGGGTACTGGCATTCTAGGTGGTTCTACACCCCAAAAAACAGGATACCAAGGCAAAATACCTGAGCTATCTGCAGTTCGCGAGCAAGTGCCTGAAACATATGACCCTACTAGACGTGCAGGTAGTGGGGGCCAAAAGTACTTTACAGATACTCAATTTGTTAAACCTACTGAAACCGCATCTGCTACAGCTACTGCACGGGAACAAGCAGCGGGTATTCAAGCACTAAACAAAGCAAACCCAGCAAGAGAAGATGTAGCATCAACTCAATCTACAGAAAACTTAGCTAGGGGTGGTATTGCAGGTATCCCTACAGCAAAACGAGGTACTTATTTAGCCGGAAATAGCGACGGTATGGCAGACAAACTACCTGCTAATATTGATGGAAAACAAGAAGCAAGATTAAGTCATGGGGAATTTGTTGTTCCTGCAGACGTTGTAAGTCACTTAGGTAATGGTAACTCTGATGCCGGTGCAGATAGACTTTATGCCATGATGGACAAGGTACGTAAAGCACGTACAGGGACTAAAAAACAAGGCAAACAGATTAACCCTAATAAATATTTAATGGCGTGAGGTAACATATGGCAGATGCACTTAGCACAGGAACAACAGGTACAGGTACCGGAGTAACAACTACAGCAGACCCGTTGGTCGGGCAGCAAACAGGTACTGAATCATCCCTATCTAATTGGGCGGGTGACTATGTAACTAATATGTTAGGTAAAGGTCAAGCGTTATCAAATGCTCCGTACCAAGCGTATACAGGCCCTCTTACTGCAGGGTCATCTAACTTACAAAATCAAGCGTTTAGCGGCTTAGCCGGATTGACCATACCTACTGACAAAATGGGTGCATATACTCCGAAATCATTTACTGATACTGGGGTAGCTCAACAATATATGAACCCGTATATACAGCAGTCGTTAAATCCGCAATTAGACGAAGCTCGCCGCCAAGCAGAAATTAGTCGCATGAATGATGCAGGTCGTTTAACTAAGGCTGGTGCATTTGGTGGTAGCCGTCAAGCTATTATGGAATCTGAAGGGAATCGTAACTTAGGCACTAACTTAGCTAATATTACTGGTCAAGGGTACAAAACAGCGTATGACTTAGCTGCAAATCAATTCAATACAGAACAGGGTCGTGGGCAGTCAGCGCAAGAAATGGCTAACACCTACGGGTTAAATACACTGCAAAGACAAGCAGAATTAGGTGGTGTACAACGAGGCATTGAGTCTGAGGGTGTTGCCGCAGATAAAGCTCAGTTTGAAGAACAACGTGACTACCCATACAAACAAGTGCAGTATCAACAGTCCTTACTACAGGGTTTACCACTTGCGGCACAGACATATTCATACGCACAGCCAAGTACTTTATCTGAGATTTTAGGGTCTGCGGGGGGATTGCAAAAACTATATAGCATTTTATTCCCTAGTAGCGGAACTACTCCAACTACTACCCCAACTACTCCAGCTCCGTAATTAAGGATATAAATTATGATTGACCAATCTACCCTAGCCCAAGTTGACCAAAAAGCTGCACAGTATATGGGGAACCCCGAAGCATTGCAGCAGATGTACCAACAAAAGCAACAATTAATTGACTTATTAGCTCTGCAAAAAATTAAATCTGAAAAAGAAGCAGCGGCGCGTGATATGACACTTAAAATGGCCCAACAATCTGGCCAACCTCAAACTATTGCACAACAGCGCGAGCAACAAGTTTTAGACATGACAAAACAAGAAATGGTGCAGCAGCAAGCTGGTAACTTAGGTCACCAACAGCAAGAGCAACAACAGAACTTACAACAAGTTCTTAAAGGTATGAGCCAAGGTGCTCAACAACCCCCACAACAAGGTACTCCGGGTGTACCACAACAAAGTGCTCCGGGCATAGCGTCATTGCAAGCTCCGGGTTTAATGCCTCCTAAAGCTATGGCCTCAGGCGGTATCGTTGCATTTGATGAAGGCGGTGATGTAGAAGATTGGGAAAAAGAATGGAAACGTCGTCAAGCGGAACTAGAAGACCCTGAACGCGCTACATCTTGGGCAGAGCGTAACATATTTAGCCCAAAAGAAGCTAGGTATAAACAAAAAAGGGCTAATGCAGTTTCTGCATTACAAGAACAAGATAAACCGGGGTTGCTAACGCCTACAACTAAAGCAGAGCGTATGGCCTATGAGGCTAAAGAGGCTATAATTAGAAATCTTTCAGAAGGTAAATATGACCCTACTGGTAAACCACTAGTACCTACAGTTGGTGGAAAACCAGTAGGTGCACAGCCAGCGCCAACACCAGCAACACAAGTGCCCCCACAAGCGCCAGTTAACCCATTGGCTCCAGCTAACCCATTAGCGCCAAAACCACCACAAGCACCAAGACCACCAGCGGCTCCAGCGGCCCCGGCATTAGCACCTCAAGCTCCGGCAGGTGGATTACAAGGTATTATGGAAGCTGCGGCCACTAAACAAGTTAGGCGTGACCCAGCAGCAGAGGCTAGGACTAAACGCGACGAAGCTACAGCAGCTATGGGTTATAACCCAGAAGAAAAAGCCAAGTTTGAAGCTAATCAAAAAGCTATGGCAGATTATGATAAAGCTCAGTTCGACCCAGAAAAATTGAGGAGTGAGCAGTTAACAGATTTTCTACTTGGCGGTGCAGGTCACAGCACTATGGGTATGACATTATCTTCTTCCGGCAAAGCAGGTGTATCTAGAAGACGCCAACAAGAAGCTATGGAACGGGCTAGAATGGGTGAGCGACAAACAAAAGAAGAAGGTTTGTTGGAATTAGGCCGTAAAGCTCGTGAAGAAGGCTTTAAAGTTGGTGAAAAATCAGCAGAAAATGCTGAAACTGGTATGCGTCAAGGTCTTGCATCTGGTACAGCAATGGTCGATGCGGATAAACAAATGGAAACTGCTGGTCTTGACCGCGCATCTCGTGAGTATGTAGCTCGTTTAAATGCACAAGTGCAGCGGGAAGCTAATGCGGCGGCCAAAGAAGGCACCCTTGCACTTAAACAGCAAACCTTGCTAGCCAATATTGATAAGGCGGA